TAAAATATCTTGCAAGAAAATATTATACCTTGGAAATTCGTTTGTATCTCATATTCCAGATGAATCAAAAGGTTGGACACCTACTGAGGCATGGGGTATGGCTGCTGAAACAAAGGAAAAAGATTTTGTGCATAGAATTGATACCATGATTAAATCTATTATCCCTAATGCGGGAATAGCAGGAATAATCAACATTGTACCTTGGGAAGGTAATACTCACGGTTTCGAAAAAAGCAAATTAGATTATATACAAGATATTGATTTTGATTGCGTTGTATTTAGGGTTGGAGAAAATGTAAAAGAATGGGATGATTTTGACACACAGGCTATTGATTTGCTTGATAATCACATATTATCTGGTAAAAATAATATACCTGTGTTTGTTTCCTCTATGTTTTCTGTTGAAGCTCCTACTAACAGTATTAGTCCAAAAAATGAGGTATTGAAGAATATAGCGAATCATTATCATACTCCATTCTCTTATATAGGTGTTAATACTGGTACTCAAAATAATATATATAGTGCTATATTATCACCAATTCCTCCTAAATCGGATGGTACAGAATGGAATAAGTCTGATGTTATGTCAAGTGTACTTAATGGACATCCCGGTAATATTGGCCATGATTTTATTGCTTCAAGATTTTTCAATTCCATAAAACTATATTATAAATATTAAATATGTGTTATTATCGTTATATCTCCTACATATCCAACCTCGCTAACTGGGTCAAGTCCATCGCCATAGCCGCCATTGTCACGGCGATGGACTTCGTTTCGCCGATCGAGAACTTCTTGGTGGTGATCCTGTCTCTGGCCTTCATCGATACGTTCTGGGGGTTAGCGGCGGATCACGGGGATTTCCGGAAGAGCAAGTTCATCCGTAGCTGGTTATACATGCTTGTGTATTTCCTGATAATTATCATTTCGTTTTGGATAGGCGTGATGATGGATATATCGGAGGGTAACGCCAAGGCTTTCGTGTCTTGGATCACGTGGGCGATGATATGGTTTTACGGGACCAATGTCTTGAAGAACATAGGCAAGGTATTCCCGGATAACAAGGTGATAGCCTTCTTGTATTGGGTTGCCGCCGTGAAATTTATCAGCAAGGTCAATTTCTTGGATGAGTATAACAAGACAAAGAATAAAAAAGGCTCCCCAGATCCAAAAGGATAGGGGAGCTGGTGTGAAATCATCGCTGACCATATTTCTCAATAGGGCAGGAGATAAGTAATAAAGTACACAAATGTAATAAAGAAATAACAATGGCAGAGAAAAAATCACCTAGAGGGTTGAGAAACGCAAACCCGGGAAACATCCGGATCAACGGAGACTTGTTCCAAGGCGAGATACGTCCGAGCAGGGACAAGTCGTTTAAGCAGTTCGAGACGATGGCCTATGGATACAGGGCGGTATTCCGTATCCTATCTAATTATCGCAAGAACTACGGACTGGATACGATCCGCAAAATGATAGGTCGCTGGGCGCCGGAAAACGAGAACGATACGGACGCTTACGTTAAGGCCGTATCCGATTACGCCGGTATCCCGGCTGATGATCCTATCAACATCAACGATCGTGAGCAGATGATCCGGATCGTGGCCGGGATGAGCAAGGTTGAGAATGGGAGAGAGGCAGATATGTCGGATGTTATTGCGGGGTGGAATCTGCTATGAAAATATGGTTCGTCATATTATTATACATTCTATGTGCCTGTGGAACTTCCAAGAAATCCACGGATACGGAGAGGCATGCCACTACAAGTGTCAGTCTATCGGATAGTATCTTTAAAAAAGACAGCCTTTCGGTCATAGAGCGGATATTATCTAACGAGAGATTGAGCGCCCGGATCTTGGTCGTGGAGTGGTCTTCCCCCGATAGCGTGGGGAACCTGTATCCTGTCAAGACATCCGATATAACCATAGGAAAGGAGCGAGAGGAATCAGGCGAGAAGATCGTTTCGTCCGGATCTGATATGACAGAGGTGAGGACGAATAATGAGACGGTAGTTACCGATGAGAGAGAAACGATAAACGTGGATAAGGGAACGAGGCTTATCCATCCTAGGGTATGGTGGTATCTGTTGGTAGGAGGAATGATTGCGGCCATGTTATGGTGGATCATTAAAAATAGAGGGTGATTTAATATTGATACATAGTGTTATCTAATGACTCCGAGAGGACGAGTTGGCGGGGAGATAAAGAAAGAATCTCCCCGCGAATTAAAACGGATCGGAAGTTTGTTTTAATTATCGATGCACGACGGGAGAGATTCTTTGTTTCTTCTGCCGTGCATTTTTTTTGCCCGGCTTTGATAGTAAAACAAACCACGAAATAAAAAGTTCATGAATAAGGTTGAAATTTTTTACAAGAAAGTGATAGAGGCGGTATGCAAGGAGTGCGGGACCGATCCGGTAATGATGTTTAGCAACAACGAGGAGCGCAATGTTGACGCTAGGGGAGTGGCTATAACGATACTGGCCGATCGCAAGTTGAGCGACAATATCATATCCGATCTGACGGGGATGACGAGGCAAGCCGTCAACCGGATGCGTAACTTGTACCCGGACAGGATCAAGAGGAGTTACTATCTGAGGAGGACGGTGGAGAGCGTCAAAGAGGAGCTATCCGGTACGGTCTGAGGGTGCGTTATGTTATATGACATGTGATTTGTCTATAAAAAAAATTTCATATAACAAAATTTTGTGCGACATTTGCGGAACAAAAGGTGATTTTTATAGCCTCGTCAAGTAACCAGCCTTGGCTGAGGCTTTACTTTTAACACCTTATATCTTTAAAAATGTATATTCTAAATAGATCATGAAAAAATATGACAGCGATCGTAGGAGTTTTAAATAAACATGCTGTAGCTATTGCGGCGGATAGTGCAATTACTACAACGGGTCTATCTAGACGAAAAGTCTTTAATCGGGGGAATAAAATATTCACGTTGTCTAAATTTCATCCAGTAGGCGTTATGATTTATAATAACGCTGCATTAGAGGGAGTGCCTTGGGATGTTATAATTAAACTTTATAGAAGGTCTTTGGGAAATAAATCTTTTCCAAAATTGGAGGATTATAAAAAAGATTTCATAAGATTTATCTATAAAAAGAATTTTTTTATAGATAAATCAATTCAGTTAAGCTATTTAAGTGCGTCTGTTCAGTTTATCATTACTAATCTTATCGGGAATGAGGCTGGTCGATTGTGTGGAGGTATAAGGGATGACAATCATGATGATTTTTTGTCACAGATGAAAAGATTAATGAGACAGTATTCTGATTCATATTCTTCCGCAAAACAATGTGAGTCTCTAAGTGGTTATAAGATTGATGATTTCGTTAAGTATTCATCAAAAGTTTTTGATGATCTAATCAATTCTCTAAATCAGATATCTCCAGATAAGGAATTTAGGGAATATGCGGAGACTCTTATTTTCAATATGATAAAATCAGAGCATGATAATCTCCCTTTTACAGGTATAGTTTTTGTTGGTTATGGTGAAGATGATATATATCCTAAATTGGATCCTGTTAATATTTCATTGGTCATAGACAACAAGCTTCGATATTATGATGATATAAATAATTCTGTTGAGATATCGGATAATAATTTATCTGCGATTCAGCCTTTCGCTCAAACTGATGTTATGGATACAGTTTTACTAGGTATCGATCCTAAATTAGAAAAGTTGTTTATTGAAAATTTTAAAAAGACGATAACTAAATATGGAAACATGATCGCAGAAGGTGTAGATAGAATTGATCCTCAAATGGCCGCCAAGATACGGGACTTGGATATAAGCGGAGTTGTCAATGAATTTAGAATATTGAATAGGGAATTGAAAAGAAAGCAATATATTATACCTCTAGTAAGGGCTATCTCTTCTTTAGAGAAAGAAGATTTAATAGATGTGGCAGAAAGTTTGATATCATTGACTTCCTTAAAAAGAAGGATGACCTTTGAGGAAGAGAGTGTGGGCGGTCCGGTAGATGTGGCTGTTATTTCTAAGGGGGACGGATTTATTTGGATAAAAAGAAAACATTATTTTGACCCGAATTTAAATGATCATTTTTTTAAAAACTATTATAGATAATACATATGGGAACGTTATTACAGTCTGATGCAGGTTATTTGTTCGCTCTTGATAATGATGTTATCATGAATGAACCTAATGAATTGGATGCCTATATAAAATCAAAAAGGATCCAAGAAAGTAAAGATTCATTAGAGGATGGTATGAGCTTTGATGAAATATCGGAGGTCGTTTCCAATAGGTTAGTTGATCTTATAAAAAAACAATTAACAAGGGAATAGTATTCTATATTTCTTTATAACAAAAAAGCGTTGTCAACACAAATTGGCAGCGCTTTTTTGTCTCATTCCCTTCCGCAAAGAACTAGCAACAACCTCGCAACAAGCTAGCAAGGAGATATTTATTTAGCAAGGCACTTCTCTTGATTTTTGTCGTGTCCGGTAATGGTGCCGGATTAACGACAAAAATTAAAGATAATGGATAGAAATTATTTTATCGGCACTCCCGAGGGAGGTAATTCCGGTGGAAGTAAGTTTGACATCATGGCCTTTCTCCCGAGCTTGATGGGCGGTGGTGGAAAATCGTTGGACCCCAACTTGGTAGCGGCGTTAATGAACAACAAAGGCAACCAAGACGCTTGGGGCGGAGGCGGTTGTTGGTGGATATGGATCATTCTCCTATTCTTCGTGTTTGGGGGCTGGGGTGGAAACGGATTTGGAAACAATGGCGCTAACGGCCTTCCTGCTCAATTGAATAACGACGCAGGTCGTGAGTTACTGATGAACGCCATCCAAGGAAACGGTACGGCTATCAGCCAATTGTCATCTTCCTTGAATTGCTCTACCCAGCAATTACAAAACGCTATCTGCCAGATCCAAGGACAGATCCAGAGCGTGGGTAACCAAGTAGGCATGAGCTCCCAGCAGATCATCAACGCCATTCAATCCGGCAACAACCAGATGTTGACGCAGATCGCCGAGTGCTGCTGCACGGTTAACAACAACATCACCAAGATGGGCTATGAGAACCAATTGGCTAGCTGCAACCAGACAAACACGCTGGTGAATACGATGAACAACAACACGTTGACTCTTCGTGACTCAGGCCTGCAGAACACCCGTGATATCATCAACGAGGTTCGTGATTTCAAGAGCCTGTATCAACAAGACAAGATGGATCAGACACGAAAGAGAATGTTGCTGGCGAAACGGCTTAAACGATCATCCTCGCATTTGGTTAGACCTCTCCCTTATCAAAGGGACACAACAGGTACAGGGTATATGTGGATAATCTTATTGTTTTTCTTATGGTGTCCACTCGTTAATAATGAAAAAAGGTAAGCAACATACAGAAAAGAGAGAATCCTCCAAATGCGAACTAGATCGGTTGGTTGATTCTCTCGATTTCGAGCCTGTCAACTTTCATGAGGTCAAGGCTAGGATAAGGCACCTGATGAGCATAGAAGGGAAAAGAAAGTGATATTACACTTTATCCTCTATGCTGACATCAAGGCTTGTCGTGCCTTATTGAGCGCATCTTGATTAACCTGTCCGTTGATTGCGTTCATTTGATCAGCTGGGACAGCTTGGATATTTCCACCTTGCTCAACCGCTTGTTTGTTGGATTGAATGGACTGAAGTATCTGGTCTGATCCGGGGTAATATGATAGTGATAACATTTGCTCCGCGGAAATGGCTCCGGCCATCCATAATTCCTTCACCAAGTCGTTTAACATCATTCTCGCTACCGGAGATTCAGCGGATTCCTTGATGTTGACCTTGAAATCTATATCTTGGACTGTCTTCGGGTCATACTCATTATAAGTGGCATAACCCGCGGATCTCTCCATCGATATGTTCCTTGGGGATTGATAGTATTGATGGATCGTTTTCATCTTTTTACGAGCGATCTCGGCCTCGAACGTGGAGAACTTGGTTAGTAACGTAGCGATAGATGTAGTGGAGTTCTGTGTTTCCATGGCGTATCTGCTAGCTGCCGTTGATCCCGACGGGGTTTTCCCTTGCAAGGCTTCCGACACGGACGTTATATCGTTTATGAAACTCAATTGTAATTGCAATAGCTCCGTGGTACCGATATTGGTAGAGTTCGATGTTATGACCTCCGGTTTGTTCCCGCTCTTGGACGGCTCGTAAAAAATGAATGATCCGATCTCAACGAATTGCTCGGCGAACTCACGATTGGACATCCCGTCCGGAACGGAGTCTTTAGGGATCATCTTTACTCCCTTTACCGCTGATTGGATAGCCAAGTCGTTAAGCATGATCAGCCGGTTGATGTATCGTTGCTGATCTATGATAACGGAAATAAAAGGAACTGTCCTCCCATTCACCAAATAGTGTAACTTATAAACATAGGGGTGAGACTTATACTCATAAGGCGTGTCATACTCGGTAAGTACACGTCCGTCCGGTGATAGCATCTGGAAATGCCAATATTGATCTATTATATAGGTGTATTCTATCAATGGGACCTCCTCCGGTGGTAATCCCTGAGATATTCCCATACGCATACGATCCTCGTTCTCTCTCTTGATAACAGGAAGATCGCTAAGCTCTATCCTGTATATAGGATCATCGGTATCCATGATATCCACGCAACGGTATCTAGGCTTGTTCTCCAGTGTCCAAACATGGTAGGTCCGGCACAGGTCGGCGGCGGGAGGCGTGTCAAAAGACTCGTCCATGAAACGATCCGTCTGCTGGGTTCCCAGATTTTCCATACGATTGAGCCAAGGTGAGTAAATCTCCTCCAATTGCCTGTAATCATACTCGGACTCCGCTAATACCGAGGCCAGCTCGCCTAATGTATAGTCACGGATCTCCCCGATCAAGGAATCATCCCAGTGCCTTGGATCATTGGCTTTCGACTCATAGAAGAAATAGGAAGGGTTGACCACGTAGGTGTAGCTGTCCTCTATATCGTCATGGCTAGACCATTCCTCCGTCGCCACGGCGCATCCACCGCAAATAAACTCTATCATCTCAGAGGTGAGGACATCTTTCATAAGGTTATTTTCCCAGTTGGTCTGTAAAGCGTCCGTCATCATCTGTGACTTGGTATCCGCGTCTTTCTGCCGGGCGAAACATACGGGAAGGGTAGCGGTCTTTGCGTATAACCCCGCCAAAGTATTTACGATCTTGAAAAGATGATTGTTCTGCAAAGCGACCCCTCCCGTACGCCTCGCTATCCTATCGCGTTCCTTCATTCTTCCCCCGTCCTTGTCCACCACGATATCACCCCATTGGTCACCGAACACGTAACGGAAATTACGAAGACGGGTGGCCCTGAAATCGCTAAGGTTTTCCCAAGCGTTTTGGCACCTAGACAGTAAAGGTATGTTGGTCTTGTCCGTGCCTGATATCTTGATGCGGTGCTTGACGCTATCAACCGTCGTGGGGCGTCGGGAAAACCGTGATTTAGGAATAAGCCGTTTCATGATTGATCTTTTTAATCGCAAATAAATCGAATAAAAGCACTTGGTTTTGTCAGAATAACCAAAATAACAAAATAATCATACCTAAAGCCCTATTTTTGCCAGAAAAGGATCACAAATGACATATGAGTTTGAATATATAAAGGCGATAAATAAATGCGAAATGCTATCCAGCTTCGAGGGACGTGATCTCTTCGGGGATAGCGGGGAAAGCCTATATCTAAAGATAAAGATAACGGAACAGGACAGGCCTCTTATAAGGACATATCTGGAACAAGCGGCAAGGTCGCTGGAGGAAGGCATGTCCAAAATCATAACCTCTTCCGCTTACTCGGAAGAAGGGTTCGTATGGGAGGTCAGGACGGAGGATACACGTTGGAACGTCAACAGGAAATTGGACGAGAACCTGTTGGACGCTCTGGTTGGTTATTCCATGATGAGTTGGCTTTCCGATCGGAAGCCTGATAGGAT